ACCGGTGGGAAAATTGCAATTGGCGATGCTGTGCAGGCTGCAGATGCTAGATTACATATTAAAGAGGCTGCAGGTGATATATTTAAAATGGAAAATACAACTGCATATGGTGTAACATATGGTCAGTTGGTTAAAGAAAATTTAACACTTACTGATGGTGGATCCCCTATTGATACAACATTGGATTTACCAGCATCATCAATGATCACAGATGTTTTAATAACAATAAAAACTTTAGCAGTTGGCGATGCTAGTACAATTACTAATGTTGCTATAGCATATGGTGATGGTACCTTTGATATAAAAGGCTCTAGTTTTACTGGTATGTCCATGATTGCTTCGGCGGGATTGGTCGCGGTTGGCACTCAATATGTGTTAGGTAATACTGACCAATCTTTTCCAGCTGGCAGAGCAACATTATTATTAGGCGGCACTGCAGATATTAAGCTTGCTTATACAGACACTAATATTACCACTGAACCAGTTATTGACGTTGTGGTATTTTATAAGAAGTTCGATACAACCTAAGTGAAAAATATAAAAAAAGAATATGGGCCCAAGATTGGCTTTACTTGCGGTGCTTTTGATTTGTTACACACAGGCCACGCTTTAATGTTTAAAGAAGCAAAATCTGTATGTGATTTCTTAATTGTGGGCGTTCAATCAGATCCATCAATCGACCGGCCGGAAAAAAATAAGCCAATACAAAGTTATGAAGAAAGAATTATAATAACTGAATCAATAAAATATGTTGATAAAATTGTATTGTATGATACAGAAAAAGATTTATATAATCTCTTAAAGGAGATCAAGCCAGATATAAGAATTATTGGGGCTGACCACAAGGGAAAGTCATACACAGGAAATGATTTAGATATTGAAGTTTATTTCAATTCGAGAAATCATGAATGGTCAACATCTTATTTAAGAGGAAGAGTATACAGAGCAGAAAAATTAAAAATGAACTCTCCTTGACATTATAAGAGATATATAGTATAATATTAGTATGTTAGTTACTGCATATAATATTTTTATGATCTGGATTCTCGCTCTTTTGCACGTTATAGATGCATGCGGAACGATGTATTTAGTTTATGGTGGTCATGCTGTCGAAATAAATCCGCTTATGGCAGATTGTTTAGAGTCAGGGCCTCTCATTTTCATTTTTGTGAAATTGCTTGGGGTATTACTGAGTACGTGTTTCTTCTGGTGTCTTCGTGAAGAAGGACTCACATCCATTGTTATTACAATAATAGTCTTTATATATGCAGTAGAAATTGTGAATCAATTTGAAGTATTTTGTCGTATATAGTTAATGTTAACTATTTAGTATATGCGCGAATTGTTTGAAAATTGGCGAAGATTTGTTAAAGAAGATGTAATTGATCTTGCATCGCGTCGCAAAAGCAATGAGAAAGAGTTCGTTTTTAGTAACTCAGAGCTTGATGACCTTAACGGCGCAATTGCCACTATTGTTAATGCAGCAAAAGAAGTGCTTGGCGCAGACGGCGAAGTACCTGTTTTAAAACGAGAATCCCTAGAAAAAATAGAAATGGGGGAGCCGGAAGCATTAAAATTAGTTGCTGAGAATGAAGAAGAAGATGAAGAGCTTGGTATAACACCACATCAATCTTCTAAAGCAACTCCTGAACAAATGGCGCTCAGAAAACAGTATTATGGCCCGGAAGGCGAATTGACGCGTCAAGGACCAAAGGCCGTCAGAGGGCTAGAAAAGGGCCTAGGCCAAATGTCTGCTGAAGAATTTGAGGAAACCGGCTATGTTATGAAGGTACCTCAAAACGTTTTAGAAGATTTTAGGAAATTAGTAGAGAATACCAAAGAGACTGCCGGATTATACGAAGAGGCTAGAGATTGGTATCATAATATTCGCGGACTTCTTGACAGAGAAACAGAAAACGATCGTGACAGTACTTTATTAGGACTTTTAATTGCTACTTATTCTCCGCGAGCTAAATTTGCTTTAAATCTTGCCGAAGCGGTTTTTATGTATAAGGCGATTCAGAAAGATACACAAGATAATTCAGATCGGCTGCGTCAATACCTAGAAACGTTTCCGGGAGCTGAAAAGAGAGAGCCAGGATCATTTAGAGGATTTACTGGGGCACATAAAGTTCCCAACTTTGCTCTAAATCTTATTGCTCCAAATTTAGCTGGTGAAAAAAAAGAATTTGGTGATATCATTTATAATGACCTTTATGAGTGGAATTCTACAATTGATACGTGGATGATTGATGCATTTTATCCATCATTAAGAAAAGCTTCTACAGCAAAAGAGTGGGATGGAATTAAAGGTAAATTAATGTCTAATGTTGTTTCCTATCGATACATGGCAAGATTGGTTGCACAAGAAGCTAAGAATTTAGGTTTATTACCTCATGAACTTCAAGCATTGATTTGGGTGGCCTCTCAGATCCGACAAACCGGGGAAGCCGGCTTGGGTGTGACCACACAATTTGCTTATAATCAGATTCGTGAATCGATTACGAATATCGCGGAAATAAACGATGATTTAAGGGCTCTCAAGGAATTGGAAGAAGAAGATTGGCTAGCTACTATTATTAGCACAATAGATGTTGATGGGTTTGAAGAGGCATCAAAATATCTCCTAGGAATTAAAGATGAAAAGGGAAAAATAAGCACGCCAGGAATTAGAAGTATTACAGCTAGTGGCAAGAAGGGATCGGCATTCGATTATTTCCCCGCTCCAGAAAAAGCTCAAAAACCAAAAGGAGCCAAAAAAGCGAAAGCGAAAGGGGAACCAAAAGAAAAAGTATTGAAACCTTATCAAGGTCCAGAATATGAAGATTTAAATGCCCATTATGTGATGAATAATGTTATTCAAATGCCTACCGGTAAATTTAACAATTTATATGATTCAGTGAGTATGTATCTAGATCCAGAGTTCTCCACAGATAAAGCAGTCGAACACGTTTTAGGCAGATTTGACCCAGAAGCAAAAGCATCAAAAGACTATTTCAAAGAAAATAAAATAAGAGTATTTATTCGTAAACGTTTACTTTGAAATATGGTAATATTATCTTATTGGAGGTAATATGTTTGCAGATGTTGTTGTTGATTTACAATACGGTGATTGTGGAAAGGGCAAAGTAACACACGCGCTTTGTCAAGAAGAAGATTATACTCACGTTATTCGTTATAACGGAGGGTGTAATGCCGGCCATACAATTTTCCATAATGGGAAAAAATTTGTTACTCATCACATTCCTGCGGGAGTGTTTTTTGGTATTAAATCTATTATCGGATCTGGCTGTGTTCTTAATGTCGATCAATTTTTTAAAGAAATAGGAGAGTTAGAAAGCGGCGGAATTAAAACCAATGGGCTTATTTTTGTTGCGGAGAACGCTCACATTATTACAAAAGATCATCTTGAAGAAGATGGGAAAGATACAAAAATAGGTACAACAAAAAGAGGTAATGGGCCGGCCTATCGCGATAAATATGACAGACGAGGGCTGAGAGCTAAGGACATTCCAGAATTAGAACCATATATTGTGGATTTATATGATGAGCTATATGTTAATACTCCCAACTCAAAAGTATTATTTGAGGGCGCCCAAGGATTTGGATTAGATATAGATTGGGGAGATTATCCCTATGTTACATCTTCTAATTGTATTTCTGCTGCAGCATGCATGAATGGAATACCACCTCAAAACATCAGACATGTTTGGGGCGTTGCAAAAGGGTATGAAACATATGTTGGAGCAAAAAGTTTTCAACCAGAAGGCTCCGTTTACAGTTTAATTCAAGAAGTGGGCGAAGAATATGGCGCCACAACAGGAAGAAAACGTCAAGTTAATTGGATGGATTTAAATTTTCTTAGAAAAGCCATTCATATCAACGGTGTTACTCATCTTGTTGTTAATAAAATGGATGTTTTAGAGAAGGTAAGATCGTGGGCTCTTTATAAAGATGGAAATAAAATAAATTTTAATTCTTCTAACGAATTCAAAGATTTATTATCAAAAAGCCTGGGAGTAGATAGTCTTCATCAAATTCATTTTTCAAGCCATAAAGATAAAATCTAACTACTTATTACGTAATGGGATATGTAATAAATAATAGTACTTCCTATGATTTAACACAACTGGAACAATTGGCAAGAGAGTTTCTCCCCTTCGCACAAAAAAGATTGGGCTTTAATAAGCCTCCTACGATTAATTTTGCTTCCGATGAGGAAAACTCGCTCAACCCTTTGGGTAAAACAGCGTATTATGATCCTTCTCAAATGGCTATCACCATAATGGTGGATAAGCGCCATATTAAAGATATTTTAAGATCTTTATCTCATGAGCTGGTACATCATAATCAAAATTGTCGGGGAGACTTTAATAGAGAGTTTTCTACCAAACCTGGCTATGCTCAAGATGATAAATTTTTAAGAGGGATGGAGGACGAAGCATATAGGGAAGGGAATTTTTGTTTGAGAGACTGGGAAGACGGCATTAAAACATCTAAAATAAAGAATATTCAGCTTAATGAAACTATTTATAAGCGTACCTCTATTAAAGGAGCAAACCATATGTCGACGAAACAATGGAAAGATAAAGAACTTAACAGTCTGTTAATGGAAAAGTGGGGTTATAAGTTTCCGGAAAAAGAAACCCTCAAAGAGGAAACCCTTGAAGAAGAACTGCAAGCGTATATGAACCCAATTGATTATCGAACGGGTGAAGAGGGATCCCTAGAGGGAGAAGGCGAAGCAGTACTAGAAGAAGAAGAAAGTGAGGATGATGTCGTCGTAGAATCAGATCCTCATCCACAGGGTGTTGAAGCGCGAAAACCAGTAAACGAAAAAAAAAAAATAAATAAAGAGACTGTCTCTTATAGTGAAAAATTACTACAAGAAAAAATAGATAACAAACACCCTCATACTCTTTTCGAAAATTGGCTCGTTGAAGCTGAAGAAACTGAAGAAACTGAAGAAGTTGAAGAAGTTGAAGGTGACGAATCCAAAAAAAGCGACGATGGACCCGAAAACAAAGCTGAAATTTTAAAGAAAGGCTTGGAATCGACCAAATCTTTATTGGCACAAAGTGATGAAGAAGGCGAGGAAGAAATACCAAAGGAAGCCTCTGCCCAAAGAAAATTAGATATTTTAAATCAAATGTGCGCGGCGAAAGGGCCTGTGATTGATGAATTTGAAAAACATATTTCAGCAACATTGGAAAAAGCTTATGTAGAGAGAGGAGAAGAAATTAATACGCCTCAAGTGGACTTTTTAACAAAGGATGCTCTAAAAACAATACAAACTACTGCATGCAAAGCTAAAAAGGCTTTGGTAAAAGCAGGAAAACAAAACCGGGAAAATAAAGAAAAGATGAAGAAGGCAATAACTGAGGGCCTTCATCTTGAAAATGATTTCCTCCTTAGAGAATTTAGAGCGCAACAAGAATATCGAAAAAATGTGGGCGCAGTTTCGGCGGCACTAAGCCTTTTACACGAAGGAAAAGAAGAGAATATTTTTCCATCTATAGTATTATTAGAGTCGCTCACCGGTCTGGCCCGCCTCGGCCGCGGCGCCGCGAGGGTGGGAACCAAAAGTCTTTCAAAACTCGGAGGTACCAAACTCGGTAAAAAAATGCTGCAAAAAATGATGCAACGCGGTGGGAAGGTTGGTACTAAGGGTTATAGTTGGAGCAAGTGGGTAGGTAAACACGGTAAAACATGGATAAATAAGCCAAGGGGCAAAGCGTGGGATACCCTCTCTAGACAGAAACTTCATCTGGCCATGGCACAACGCGGCATGAAGCCAATGGCGAAAAATGCATCTGCGAAGAAGATGGCAGCTAAATTGGCGAAGTTCAAGCCAAGCAAAGCTATGGCAGCTAGATTACAAAAGAGACTAGCAGCCAAAGCGGCAGCCAAAGGAGCAGCCAAAGGAGCAGGCCGGGGCGCTGCAAAACCGGGCTTTTGGAAAAATCTTAGTAAAGGGCGCATTTTTAGAGCCCTAGGAGCTTGGTGTAAAAAACATCCGGTACTCTGCACAGGCTTAGGAATTTATGCCGCATTGAAAGTAACAGGTTCCGTTGGTGGTGAAGAAGGGGAAGTCAGCGTAGAAAAGCAGAAATTAATGGATCAAATGACTGACGCTCAACTTAGAGCAGCATGTGAGAAAGGAGATAAGGACGCGTGCATAGAATTGAAAGTTAGAGAGCAAGATCGTGCAGCTGGAGCTTTACCAGATACTCCTGATACTGGAATTCCTGACCCCGATGGGCAAGGTGGCTCAGGAATGGCTGGCAATACGGCCGCTAAAAAAGAGGCGGCGTTAGGTATGTCGATAAAATGGTTAGAAGGCCGCGGATGGCGATGGAATGGGAAGGATTTTGCAAAGCCCGGGCGCCCTGATTATTGGCTTTCCAGGGACCATTGCAAAGGAGTTAAATACTGCGCGAAAGGTGGTAAAAAAAGGAGAAAGAAAGCAAAGGTTCCGACCGGTCCTATGACAGCAGAAGATATAGCAATTACTGGTGTGGGTGGCGCAGACTTTGGTGCGCCAGGAGTCGATACTAGTGGAATGGCTCCCCCAACATTAACCAATCCATACACGGGAAGACCAGAGGGATTAACACCGGCGGGCCAAAAAGCATTAATGGATCCAGAAGTAACTAAGGCTTTAGAAGCTGGGCGAAAATCTTTGAAGGGGAAAAAATAATAATGAATGATTTACAAAGTTTAACCAAAAAAGAATTAAAAAATCTTATCAAAGAAGCAATTTTAAATGAAGATAAAGAATTATTAGAAGAAATTTTTAAGGAAGACAAAGAACTTCTTTTAGAATTTCCGCCGGCTATCCCATTTATTGTTGGGGCTCTTAAACTTGGCGCCACGGTTGGCGCTGCAGCGTGGACTTCAGACGCTCTTGGAGTTACAGATAATTGGTATGATAAATTTTTTAAAAAGGTTGATCCAATTAATTTGGTATACAGCGCCGCGACGGGCAAAAACGCGTTTAGTCAGAGCCCAGACCGATATAAATCCGGATGGCTTTCAAAAGGAATAGGGAACCTAGTATCCGGCAAAGATTTTGGAGAGGGTATAGAGACAGAAAACAAATCAGAAATTACGAAAAGAACGGAAAAGGGAGAGCAAACGGCCCGTGACCTTGCACAACTGCTTTTTAATGCAATGGATGGTCCCGGCTCTGGTGTAGATGCAGTGAAAAATGTTCTTATTATTGATCCAAATATTAAACCCGGTACACAAGAACATTTAACAATGATGGGAACCTGGGATGAAATATATAAAGAATTTGATAAGGTTACCAAAGCGGAAGATGATGGTGATCAAGATAAAGATTTAATTTGGTGGTTGGATGATGAAGAAGACTTTCCAGAAGAACATAAATTAATGAAATACGCGGTGGGCTTGGCCAAGGGGTCGCCTGAAGAATTGAGAAAAGCATATCCCAGCGTGTTTGACGAAGGTGATGAGGGTGAAGAAGAAGGCGATGAAGTCGCTGCAGCTGCAGCAATTGTGGGGACTCCAAAAGCTGGCGCCTCCCCTTCAATGGGCGGCCATGCGATACTTGCAGGCGGAGCAGCCGCAGTTACTGATGCTGAAGATAAATTGTGGCAAACGTATCAAACATTAAAAGCGAAGCCGGCTTCTGAAAGAAGCGGCGCAGAAAATGAACTTTTGGATATTTTTGCGGCTGCGGACGAATAAGGGAAATTATTAATGGGCACTGCGGGACATATGCAACACCCTTTTGACATACCAAGTGTTAAAACGGGCCAAGATTTAGTAAAGTATTTTCAAACTATCGTAGATCATCTTTCTACTAATCCCGGGAGCGTTAAGTTTGATGGCATTAATGTAAGTTTCAAACTTGTCGATGATCCTTCAACTCCGACTGGAAAAGATTTTAGAATGGATCGCGGTAGTTCCGAACCTTCTTCTGTTATGGGCTTAACTTCTGCAGATGCTTACAAAAAATGGCCAGAAGGACATGGCATGCCGCCGGCAATTGATGAACTTTTAAAAATATTTAATGAGGTGCTCCCTCAAATAAAACCAGAATTGAAAGCTTTGGGAATGTGGGATGACCCTACCAAGTATTTTAATACGGAATATATGAAAAAGGGGAAAACCAACGTCATTGAATATGGCGAAAAAATATTAGCTCTTCATGGGGTTAACCAATTTTATGAAAAGAAGGCTCAACCATGGCGAATTAAAAAAGGCACAGGAATGGACAGACCAGGATTAGAGAGACCAACTGATCCAGAAACTGGAAAGCCTATAAAGGCCGGAAGTACTGAAATTAGTTATGACCCTGGTGTTCTTCAATCCATTATTGAAAAAGTACAGCCAATTGCAGAACAACATGAGGTTAGTTTGGTTGGGGACGTTGCAACAGAATTAATTACAGATGTTGACTTTGCCAAGACTTTAAATCAACCGTTTACCGTACAAATGACAGAAAATGAAAGTGAAACTCACTCTTTAGGTGAGTGGTTGTCTCAGGCAATTAATCCATTTGATGCAAAAGTCAAAAAACGTGACGGAAAAGAAGCGTGGGCAATAAGCAAAGAGATTTATTTTGCTGTTTTAAACGGAACTCCTCTCATGGAATTTTTAGAGACTCCAGAGGACGTAAAAACGGCCATTAACGGCGCTCTCTTCAACCAGGGTACCCACGCCCTAGGAATGGACGTCAAACGCGCCTCAGATAGCACTAAGGGGGGCTTAGAAGGTCATGAAGGGATTGTTGTTCGAGGCTTGACCGATCGACCTCTGAAAGTGACAGGAGATTTCATTGTAACAGGCGCTGGAGGCGCAATTAAAGATAAAATTAAAGCAGCGAAAGAACAAGGAGTTATTGCCGAAGGGGATGTTATAGAGGGCCCATGGGGCAAAAATGACGAATACGAAGATGCAAGAACAGCGCGCTATGAAGAAGAAGAAAGAAGTGCGCGGCGCAGCCCAGCAGATCCAATGACATCAGAAGAGCATGAAGAATACATGTCCCTCTATGATGATGATGGAAAAAAGATGGTCGCAATTTACCCGGGTAGGTTTCAACCCATGGGCAGACATCACGCAGAAGTCTACAAATCTCTACTAAATGATCCTCGATTTGATGAAGTATATTTAGCAACCTCTGATAAAGTAGATATGTCAGATAAAGGCGGTGTACCTAAGTCTCCATTTAATTTCCAAGAAAAGCAGGAAATTGTAGCAGGGCATGATGTTGACCCTTCAAAACTGGTACAAACTAAAAATCCGTATAATGCAATTGAAATTACGCGCAATTTAGATCCTGGTACAGTTGTGGTCTATTTTGTTGGCTGTAAAGATATGGATGCAGATCCCAATGTGTGTGATGGAGACAAACCCAGATTTCCAAGAGAAACTTTAGGTGGACTTACTAAAAAAGGTACGCCTAGATATTTTAAGGATTTTGAGATCGAAGAAGACTTCCATGGAGTTAAAGATCATGCTTATATAGCTGTCGCACCTCACATAGAAATTGAAATTCCCGGCCTGGGAGAAATGTCTGGCACCACTATTCGGAAAGCTTTAAAGATTGCTGAACCAGAACAATTTGAAGAAATAATGGGATTTTATGATCCTTTTGTTTATGATTTGATTAAATCAAAATTAAATTCTGCACAAGAGAGTTTAGAGGAGGTTTCCCAGATTCCTCTGGGTATCTTTCTTGGGCTAATTGAAGAAACACTTAATGAAGCTGACACAACAGAAATGTATGGATCTTGGGCGCCGGCAATTCCTTTAGAAGAAACCGGCGGTGAAAATAGCAACATAGTTTTTAAACCATCTGATATACATGGGGTTGGCGCTTTCAGCACAAATGAACACAAAAAAGATGAATTATTGGGGTTAGCGTTTAAAGAATTAAATAATGATAATTTATATGATGATTATCATGACCCCAAAGAAATACAATTAATGCAATTTGGTACCTGCGGAGCTGAAAATATATTAGCGAGATATCCCAAAAATCCAAAATTAACAAAGGATCAGGTAGCCTCTTCATTAGACGGCGGTAATATATGGACGGCTCAGACTGATCTCTCTGCAAGAATTAATCACTCCCAAGATCCAAACTCGACTATAGAAAAAGTTGACAATAAATTATATACAAAAACTTTAAAAGATATTTTACCTGGAAGTGAAATAACTTATGATTATACAAAAGTGCTTCCCCAAATATTTTCTTTTTTATATAATATGAGCGGAATTCCGGAAAAAGTAATCAGCTCATTAATCCAACAGGATCTGTCTCTTGGTGGTCAATTAGAAGAAATATCAGCCATGGGCGGCGGTGCAGTAGAAGGCTATGCCGGAAAACGAGATGATAAAGAAGAGGGGTTAATTAGAGAGATTGAAGACTATTTATATAAATCAATGGGAGTCACAACAGAATGAATCAGCAAGAACAGCAACTCAGATTATTAATTCGCGAAGGTATTCGTATTGTACAGAAAAGAAAAAAGAAACAAGTGCGTCTAGAAGAAAAAAGGTTAAGGAAAGTTATTCGTCATCTTATACCTGAAGTTTCTAAAAAAACTGCAGTTGCTGATAAGGTTATTCATAAAAATACCGGCATTAATGTACTAGACGCGCTCCTTAAAAGGATCATTGTACAAATTGAAGATCCTTATACAAACTTGTCTTCTAATAAAAAAGAAAGGGAGTCTTTTAGATACCACTTTTTAACTAATTTCTTAAATCTATTGAATCCGATTGACGCTAACAGAAACGCTCCGACACCACAGTTGAATGAGGTTGACTTCGAAGTGGAAGTGGAGCAAGATGATGTTATTAATGCTCCAGCGGATGCAGAAAAATTTCTACCATCCAGACCTCAAGATGTTGAGGCAGCCAAAAAAGATGCTGAAGAGGAAGAAAACACATTTGTTAAATTAGACTCTGATGACCCTTACGTACAACAAGGAGCTGACGCTTCTGAGGCAGCATTGAATCAAGTACAACAGCAAATCGTAACAGCCTACGAAGGCCTTATTGCTCCGGAAGACGCTGCAACTTTTAAAGAGTGGGGGCTTACAAATCTTAAATTATATTTTGATAAATTTGAAGGTGAGATGACTGATAGCATAAAAGAAGAACCACCTAGCCCAGATTACCCTCCTTCTGAAACAGAAACAGGGAAAGACGCTGCACTTATAAGTGAAATAACATACAGTATATAAATTAATTTATTTTAATCTTAATTAGTAATTAAATAATTACATAAAATATTGTAACATATTTGAGAATTAAATTTAAGATGTCTTGGAAAAAGAAAAAGAGACTTTCAGGGAAAAACGCTCACTACAGTGTCTCTAGGAAGTTAAGAAAAAGTGATCTTTCTTCAGAAGAGTTCGAATTAATGTTGAACGCTCTTTCTCTAGAGGATGTTATTGCTCTTAAGTTGGAGTTAGCAACAAAACCGTTTGGTGGAAAATGTTTTGGTATACCAATATGGTATTCTATTAGAGAGGTTGTACAGGACGCTGTGCTCAAAGTGGCCCTCTCTACTACTAGGTCTAAAAGAGAGGGTGCTAGGTTTTTGGGGCTATTACCAAACGATTTCAGACATCTATTAAAAAAATATAATACAGAAAGTTTTTTTGAAGAAAATGATGAATAATTATTAATCAATATTATATAATAATGTTGTGGATCTTTGATATGGGGGCGAACTGGTCTTGACGGAGGGTTGAGATATTAGCGTGCAAGATTGTGTGAGTAGCACAATAAAAATACTCAAAATTTAAACGCCAACAATGATATGGAGTTTGACTACGCCTTAGCTGCATAGTCTGGAGTTATTAACGCTTTATAAAAAAAGTTAATTCGGTGGCATATACGATATCATCTGCTAGTTTTTAAGGGTTCAAATAACCTAGTTCATGTAATTTATTGCGGGGACGAATATCTTTATTTTTATAATAAGGGGACTTAAGTATTGTAGTTTACTATGTACTTTTTGGTAGCCATCGCCTTAAGATGGTAAATGGAAAGCCCTGGTAACAGGTGGCTGATGTTTGGGTGGTTAAGCATCTATTCTTGTGAATGACGGTAATATTAATTCTTTTCGGACTGGGGTTCGACTCCCCACGCCTCCACCATATTAAATAAAAGGATGATCAATGTCAAAACAAGAGAATAACAAAGTGTGGAAAACAGTAGCGCTGTTTAAAACGTTTGCGGAAGCAGATAAAGAAAGAAATGCTCTATCTGAAAAACATGCTTTAGTCAAGGTCAGACGCCTAGCAAGTGGATATAAAGTTAAAATTTGGGATCCCCCACTCAAAAAAGAATTTGCAGAGAAAAAAGCTAGTATAGCTTTAAAAAAGGGGCAAAACAATAATCGAAAGCGCAAAAGCAAAAATAAAAAACTTCGCGAAGACTCATCAGTTTAACAATAAACTATATATGAGAGTGCTTTTTAATTCCTTTTCTTATAAACTCACTTATAACTTCATAAGACGGGCCCACTGTTACCGTGGGAAATCTTATATGCAGTGAATGGATTAATCCAACTAATTCAAAGTTATAATTAAGCACCATTGATCCCGAAGATCCCCCGGCTGCTGGAATTGAATATATTGCACTTCCAGCAAAAGACAATCCATTATAACGACCCTCTAATATAGGGACCATATTAATATTAAAAATACCTGCAGGTGCAGCAATATTAAAAAGTTTTGCACCCGGCTTAGGCCCACTAAGAGCTAATTTAACTGGTGG